GACCATCCCTGGCGATGGCGCAATTGCGGGAGGAAGTGGACGTTCCGCCGATGCTTGCAAAAAGATTTGTGGCGACTGCCGTGTTTGGTGTAGTGGCTTGAGTGCGGAAGGTAACAGTCTTCATCGAGGACTTGCTCCATGCGCCCGTAAACGTGGCCATGCGAAATACCTTGCGGGTCGGCATCGGATGGTCAAATTCCAGCCCATCCTGCGAGCGGTCGCCAGCCTCCACCGTCCGCACCACCTTGGCGATGCGCTGGGCCGCACCTCGAGAGAACGAGACGAACGGCTTGCCCGCGCCTTGGCCGCCGTTGTTTCCGGCACCTTGGCTGCTCATGCCTAGCCCTCAATGATGCTGATGACCAGCTGCGTGCCGGTGAGGTTGGCTTGGGCAGCGTAGCTCCCGGCAGCAAGTCGCCCCACGGCAGCCTCACCGCCGTTGAGCGACACACACGGCACGAGAGCCCCAGCGGACAACTGGCCGAACGAGACGGCCGCCGTTGCCACCGTGGACAGGTTGCGAGCAAAGAACAGCCCGACGCTCGACATGGACGCCGTGCTGATCGCCGCAGTTCCGGCCGCAGTCGTCCCAGGCGTGAGCGTCTGCGTCGTGATGCCGCTGGCGTTCATGTCGGCAGTGACGCCGGATGCCACGAAGGACTGATTGAGCGAGCCCTTAGAGACTTGGGCGTTGATTGACCAATTGATGTCTGGCATGGCTTTCCTATTGCTGCGTGGGTGTGCCGAAGTATTGCTGGAAATTCACCGCCTTGTGCACTCTCCTGACAAGGATTTCGGGAGCGCCAGACGTAAGGCCGCCGTTGGTTGTCAAAGGTTGCGGATTGGATGACGGCACCTTTTCGCCGGTCTCTGCATCAATCACCCAGCAGCGTTTCTTTGTGCCGCCCTCTAGGTAGTTGAATCCGACGTTTGGCAACTGCAGCGGCCATCCATCCGGACGGTACTCAAGCGTGACTTCGACTTGCCAGTAGCGGATCTCGACTTCGTTGACCACCTCGACGGCCGGCTGACCGCTAATGCCGCTGCACTTCCATGTGTACGCAGCGCCGCCAAGATACGTGCCTTGGTTGACTGAGTTCGTGACGGTCGTGGCCAGCCCGTAGTCAAACGTCGCACGGTTTCCGCTGATGGACGCCTGGAGCGTGCTGATGTCGGTCGTGGCTCCCTCAAAGAAATCGTTGGCCGTGTTCTGGAGCGGCTTTAGCGTGGTGTTGTCGTAGTAGTAGAGAGCGGGCACGGACAGGCCGCCGGTGCTCCATTTCCAAATGTCGGCACGCGCCAGCGGATTCGGGTCTACGTCCTTCTGCTTGGGTAGCTCGTAGTCCCACGTGATTTCGTAATGCCACCGCGAGCCGTTGTAGTTGCTGCCGCTCGCCGTCATGGCACGGCAGTACGACGCCTCTGGGTGCGGGTCCAAGACCGTTACCGGCACCTGCCCAAGCATTTCCGTGAGGGTGGTTGTCGGGTTATCGACTTCCACAACCCACTTGCGTTGGAAGACAGGCGGCTCGCCAAACTTGCGGCTGGCCGAAACCGTCGCCAGTTCAGTGACATTCACGACGCTCATGCTGCGGCCCCCAAGATTTCCACCTTCTGGGCCTGCAGGTCTCGAAGCTCCTTGCGGATCTCCTCGAGCTTCTGCGTCTGCTTGCGGTACTCGGCAATCGCTGGATCTTCACGACCAGTGGCCAGCGCCAGGAACTGGGCCATGCCCTCGCCAGATCGCAGGTCGTTGGCCTTGAGGGCTTCGTTTGATTTGCCGCCGAGGGCCCGCGCCTTGTCGGCTTGAATTTTGTCAATGTCCTCCTGCTTGGAGGCCATCTTCTCGTCGATGGCGGCGGCTTTCTTTGCGGCCTCCTCCTGCCTCTTCTTGGCGTCCTCCGCTTCCTTCCTGGCCTTGGCATCTGCGGCAGCTGCCTCGCGAGCGGCCTTGGCTTCGGCTTCCTTAGCTTTGCGGGCAGCCTCGCGTTCCGCCTGGGCCTCGGGCGTCATGCGTTCCCTGGCGGCGCGTACCGCTCGCCTGGCAGGGCCCTCGGGGCCGCCTTCGGAAGCGTTGCCGCCGAAGATCGCACGCCCGGCGGCCTTGCCAGCGTTTGCCAGCGCCTCATTGCCTTCCTTTGAGTTCTCCTGCACCTGCCGGGCAGCGTTGGCGGCCATGTCTTTGCCGAACTGCTCCAGGTCGCTAGAGATCCAGCTGCCGAGCCCCTCAAGCAGTTTGCCGATGGCCACGGCAATTAGGTTGCCAGCGACTTGAAACATATTGAATGCGGCCCGCAGCGTTTCGCCCACGGCCGTAAACACGTTGCCGACAAACTCAAACACCGCCCCGACCTCTTGCAGCGTCACGCCGAACCCGTCGAATGACGCCATGGCGTTGTCGAAGATGCCAGCGAAATAATCGGCGATGTCCAGCAGTGCGTCGGTGATGACTCCCGCAATGCCGCCTTGGTCGGCGTTCATGGAATTGAACGATTCCACAAACGCCAAGAACTCCTCGGCCATGCTGGTGACGATCGGGGCGAGATTGCCAACCACTGTGCTGATGATTCCGTCAAACGTTGCCTTGACCATGTCTAGCGAGTCGTTCATTGACCCGATGGCTTCCACTTGGTCGGTGCCAACAATCGCACCCAGCCGCTGCATCCGCTCTTCGATCTGTGCCAGGTTCTGCTCCATGATCGGAAGCATCTCAATGCCCGACTTTCCGAAGATTGCGACGGCCGCAGCTGCCCGTCCCGCGGTAGTCGGCAGCGCGGCTATAGCCTGCTGGACGGCTTTGAATTGCTCTTCAGGAGACATGGCCTGCAGCTGCGCAAAGTTCAGCCCAAGCTTTTCAAACGCTTCTGTCTCACCGCTGTCGGCTGCCTTGCCGATGGCAACCGTAAGCTTTTGCAACGCCCCGCTCGCGTCATCAATGCCAGACAGCTTTGCCGCCATCTGCAAGGCTTGCAGCGATTCAACGCCCATGCCCAACCGCTGGGCAAGGTCGTTGGTCTGATCCACAGAATTGGCAACGCTCGCCGCGTACGTCGCCGCAGACTTAGCAGCAGAAATGAACGAACTCGAGATCTTGGCAAACACCGCACCAACGGCGATGTTTTTCAGCATCGACATGTCGCGGGAAAGCTTTTGAGCCTGCCGCCCCATGCGATCCATGGCACGGCCGGCGTCGTTCGCCCCAGACACAACACCGCCCGCGGACATGCTCGCCCGCATCGCCAGTGCCAGAGCAGTTGTTGCCATACGTCACCGATTGAGCTTGCTAAGTTCTGCCGCGATCTGGGCCGCCGTCATTGGCGGCCTTTCCGTCGGCATGAAATCATCTTCCTTTGGCGTTCGCCCTCGCCCGCAGTGCGGTGCCAGAACTGCTGCCGTGATCCTCGCCGTCTGCCGCCACTCGCCTCCCAAGGGATTCACGTACCTGTGAAACGCCAGCCACCGCTTGTATTCGGCCAGGTCCATTCGCTCGCCGAGTTCCCGCACCGTCATTCCAAGGTGACCGGCCAACAGCAGCGGGAATGCGTCCAGCGGCCGGTCAATCAGTTTTTTCCAATCTCCTCAATTTCTTTCTCGTCCAGTTCGTTGTGCTTTTGAGCGATCTTGAACAGCCGAGCCCCCACCGTTCCGCTAATTCGCTTCAGCTGGTCGCCCGTAAAAATCTCCTGCCCGTTCTCGTCCACCAAGCACTTCGACAGGTAGCGGGTGCGGTAGTCGTCCACGCCCTCGCCCTTGCTTCGCAGGCACGCAAGCTCCCACGCCTGCAGCTCGCCGAGCGGCAGCGTGCGAATGAACACGACACGATCCCACTCAGGGACGTGCACGCGGACCAGCTGGCCCTTGTCCGCTGCCAAGATGTCATCGGCCAAGCTCATCTCACGCTCCTACCTTAAAAGTGACGCTGTAAGTTTGCAGTTCGCCAACGCTCGCGCTCCAAGCAAGACTTTCAAAGATCGCCTTGGAAAAGGAGAACGACACGCCGGGGCCACTAATGGATAACGCAGCCGTCGAGCCAACGCTTGTGCTGCTCATGCCAGCAGCGCCGCGAGCCGTGACCGTCACTGTGCCCAGGTCTACGTCTGCGGCCGAGAACGCCTTGTGGCGATCTGTGGAAGTTCTTGGCGTGACTTCCACCGTGTCAGCGGCAATGCCATCAACAGACACCGAGACAACTTCGCCCAGGGCCACAGAGCCCCAAGTGATTGTCGCGCCCTGCGCTACGTTAGCCACGACGGCCTCCCGTCGAGCTTAAGCCACCTTGAACGTCAGCGACTGCTTGACGAGCTCGCCGACGCTGTAGGCCACGCTGGAACTTGATACGGTCGCCGTGTAGTTGACGGTCGCAAACGACAGCGAGCCGGAAGTTCCGATCTGCACGACGGTCGAACCCAGAGCTTCGACACTGATTTCGTTGTCCTTCAGTGCGGGAGCCTGGTACAGCCGGTTGGCACCGCTCGCCTGGCCGATGTGCGACTGATCGAGCAGGTCGCCGCCGGGCGTCACGGTGACGCTGGTGACGGTGTAGGTGCTGCCGGAAAAGACGAAAGTATTGCCCTGCGAGTCGGCGGCCATTTGGCGTATCTCCTAGTGGATTGTGGGCGGGTAGCCCTAACCCAAAACTAGGCGACGGCTGGCGAAGCCTTGCAGTTAGGCCCGGCCCTTGTTGGCACGTGCTGCCATGTATCTCGGCAACTGCTTAAGCGCCTTGTCGTAGGCTGTTTTCATTTCCGTGGCCAAAAGCCCTGCAACCTGAGATTCCGACGCCTGCCACGCTTGACGGACAATCGGCCGGGCTGGCATTCGGCCGCGGCTGGCCTTGGATTTGGTAAACCGCTGTTGCGATCCGTACTCCACCAGAAACTGATGCTGCGTCTTGTCTGACGCTTTGTTTCGCCGCCTGACGCCTTCTTTGGGCGGGCCCTTAGAATTGGGTTTCCGAAACCCGACGATCGCAACAGCTGCGCCGCTTTGTGGGTAGCGATTTGCCTTGGTGGCAATTCCTCGCCGCAGGTTTCCGGTCGGGCCAACTGGGGTAATTGCCTTCAACGCAGATTCGGCCGGCTTCATGGCTCGCTTCACGCCAGCGCCAATAGATGCCGCTGCCAGCGATTTCGGCAGCTGGCGAAACTTCTCCGCAAGCCCCGGAATATCTGGGAAATCAAACGTTATGCCGACGGGACGAGCCATCACGTAGCCTCGTTAATGCGGAATTCAAACGACTGCTGCACGTTGTAGTAGGGCAGCATCTGGTCATCGGCCGGCATGTCCACGCCGTCAGCTTCGCTCACCAGCGTTGTCCTCTGGATCGTCACGCCTGCCGTGGTGCCGGTCCAGCCGTCAACCGCCAGGCGGACCGCTCGAGCAATCGACTTTACGGACGTGTACGAGGTGCCGTAGGTGGTCAGCTGCATGGTCACCACGGGATTGCCGACGTTGCCGGCGAGCGACTGCGGACGCTCGACGGCCGTCCGCTGAAACACAACCAGCGGCAGCGGAGTGCCAGTAGGAGCCAGCAGCGGGTACACCCGAGAGCCGATGTATTGGCTCACGGCCGTCTGGCTGGTCAGACGCTGAAAAAGAAACGCTTCTGGGGCTTCTGGAAAGCTCATGTGGCGGCCTTCTCCGTGCAGATCAATTCCATGTACCAGCCGCGTTCGTATTCGTTGATGGCACCGATTTCGAGCGTGCGGGATCCTGCATACAAAATGCGCATGGCGGGCTTCACGCCTGCCAACGCGCGGATTGTCACCTTGTGCCCAGTAAATCCGACGATCTGGCCATACCGCTCGGCCTCCCGGCCCGAGAGCGCCGACACGTCTGCCCACACAGTGGCGAACGTAGACCACGAAAGCGAGACTTCGCCAACCGCGTTTCTCGTTTCGGTCGCCTGCTCAATCACGATTCGGTCTGTTAGTCTGCCGGCGTCGATCATCGGTACGATCCCCAGCGGATGGTGTCGAGCAAGGCCTTGGTGCCCATCGGCACTTCCGTAAGCGCCGCCTCGGCCGCCATCTCGCGGTTACGCCACAGATGGGCCACCAGCATCAAAATGGCCGACTTAACCGGGGCGGGCACGCTGGTGCCGTCTGCTGAGTAGCCGGCCCACCATGTCACCGTCACGCTGTTCTGGTCTACAAGGTGGCTGGGCCACGTGCGGCCGTATAGCGGGCGACAGACGCCTGGCGTGGCCTGCCGGTCCACCCGGTACTCAGTGGCGTCCAGCGTGGCCGTGGTGCCGCTCACGGCGGGCGTGTACGTGATTGTGACGCTTGTGGCGGTGCCCGTGGCCACCATCGGCGGGCGGGGCAACTCCAGATCGAGCTGCGGCACCGTTCCCTGGCGGCCCTCGATGTTGTTGCCGTCAGCCTTCAGCCCAAACTGCACTGGGCTGCCGATGGCCCCGTAGAACGAGTCCGCCCTCATCTGCCATTGCGTGTGACAGAAAGTACGGTCGCAGTAGTCCTCGGCCCAGCGGGTGGCGGCCGTGATGAGGTTGGCAATCAGCGTGTCATCGTCGGTGTTGTCGATACGCAGGTGCAGCTTCGCCTCGGCCAGCGTCACCGGGTTGCTGGCGGGCTCTGCGGCACGAACGAGACTGCGATACCTCATCGGCGCTTTCTCCGTCTTGGTGCGTCGGCTGTTTCAACGTCTCGCCGCTCAACTGCTGCCACCTCGAGCAGCTGCTGATCCTCAACGTGCTCGGTCGCGTAGCCGTGAAGAATCAAGCTCTTCGCCGGCCCGCGATCCATCACGAGCACGTCATTCCTGCGGTACGCCTGGTAGGGCCGGACGAACCGGATCTTCAACTGGTCAGTTTTCATGCGCTCGCCTCCCCGTGCTCGATGCTTCCCCACGCTTCGGCCGGGCGGCGCCCGCCTTGGTTCCAGTAGTTGCTGGGCGATTGATAGACGGGCTTGAGATCCCGGCCCGGCCACGTGAACTTGAGCTCGGCGTGGCCGATGGCCACCTGCGGGGCAATCCCAAGCGTGTTGCCGGCGGCCTTAAACGCCTTCCAGAAATGAATGTCTGGGTCCACCCGCGTCGGCTCACCTTCAGGGGCATCTCCCCAGTGCCCATCCGGCCGCGGCGTCCCCAGGAACCACGGGGCCGGCGTCCGCTTGATAGCGGCAGAGCGAATGAGCGTGCACCCAAAGTGGGCCGTGTCCACGGGTTGCACCACGGACTCAAACCATGAATTGGGCAACTGCACCATGCCGATGGTGCCGCCGTGCCCCTCGGGCGTAAACATCGGCACGCCCTCGTCTCTTTTGGTCTGCAGCGGAGCCACGGCGTCGTAGCCGCTGACCATAGCCGCCGTCATCAACCGCTGGATCGTGTCGGCTTCGTATACGGAATCGAAATCAACAACCAGAATCCAATCCGTCCGCTCAAGCATGTCCAGAAGGACACGATCCAAACATTGTTCCCAAAATGCCCCGGTGAACTTTGTTGGGCGAATGCCGAGCGGCAGCAGGCTCTGCATTGTGCAGAAGAAGTTGTCCTGAAACCCGAGCCGGGGCACGCTAAAAGCGGCCTCGACTCTCAGATCGTGCTCGACACTGCCGACACGGACTTTCACGAGTGGCTCCTGTGTAAACGCCAACGGGCGGCCGGGCGAACCCAGCCGCCCGCATGTGGGCGTTGTACTCGTCGTGTCCAGCGATCAGAGGCTGGCGACGTTGTTCACGCCCGCCTCGGTGGCCGTCGTGGCGTGCTGCTCGGCCTTGCTCAGCCGGGCGCTGGTCGCCACCGCAACCGTGTTGCCGGGGCTAGTCACGACCGTCAGGAAGCGCTTGCGGCCACGCAGATCGACGTTGAACCGGGCCACGGCACCGACGTTGCCAGTGGTCGAGCCGGCACCAGCCGTGACCGAAAGGCCCGTCACGTCCGCCTGGCCCGAGCCGCTAACGTCCGACTCCTGCACCTTGAGCACGCTGGCGTAGGCCGAGGTGGCAGCCGTAAACGGGCTGAAGATCACGTCGATGCTGGCGTACTTGAAGCCCGCCGTGTCGATCTCATGCGAATGCGTGGCATTCGCCGCAACGCTCGCAGCGGCCTTCGTCACCGACCGGGCACCACTGTGGTGATTCATCTGTCAGGTTCTCCAGGGAAGGGTGTCAGGGTTAGGCCAGCTTGAGCGCCACGACCGGGCCGGCTTCGCTGTTGGAGCCGAGCGAGTGCACGTTGATGTCGAGCCGCTGGATGGCGCGGAACGCCGTCTGGTCGGCCTCGAAGTACCGATCCGCCGACGTGGCCACCTGCATGTCGCTCTTGACCGCCATGATGCCAGCCAGCGACAGGTCGCCAACGTAGGCAGCGATGGTGCCCGTGGTCGGGGCAGCGGTCATCCTCAGCACCCACACGACCGGAAGGCCGAGGAACGTATTGGGAGTGCCCTGAGCAAGATTCGCCGCCGTGTTGCCACCGGACAGCGCACCGATGGAGCCCGAGCCGGCGGTGCCGCTCGACAGCATCATCCGCTGCACGCTGTTGTGGTACACGCTGGGGTGCATGTACCAAGCCGACGTGCCGATGGCGTACCGGGGCAGCTTGGCGAGGGCACCCAGATAATCGTCGATGTCCAGGGCCGCCACCGAGGTGTTGCCGCTGGCAGCCGACTGAATGGAAGCGGTGTGCGTGCCGTCGTCGATCTGGGCGAGGCCACGGATGCCGCCGAAGCTCGAGGTGCCCGTGCCGTTGAACGCCGCATCGTCAATGGCCGACGAAAGCGAGGTTGCGTACTCCTGAGCAAGCCAAGTCGCAACCGAGATGGCGTTGTCGGCCAGAAGCTCGTTGGAGACCTTCGTGGCACAGGCCAGCTTCTTGGCCACCAGCTGCACCATCGTCGCGGTCGGGTCGCTCGTCTGGATGGTCGAGTTCTCACCCAGCCAATACGAGGTCACGCCGGTCAGACGCTTTGGCACCAGCAGGGTGTCCGAAGACATGGTGACGTTCTGGAAAACGTTCATCGCCACGCCGAACTTCTCGACGAGCCGGATGATGGTGTTGCTGAAGTCCTCAAACACGAGCGCACCGCCGAGGCTGTTCACCTGGCCGCCCATGTCGCGGTACTCAGCGCCGAGGTGGTCCGAGCACCACTGACGGGCCTGACGATCACCGAAGTGAGCCTTGAGCCACTGGCCGCAGCGGTGGGCCACCTCGGGCGACTCAAACACGCCGGGCTTGTAGCCACGGGTGCTGACCGCCTCGATGCGGGGCTTGGCAACCTCGACGGCCGGGGCCGCCCGGTTCAGCGTCTTGAGCAGCTCGGCCTTGCGGGCCTCGGCCTGCTCGGCCTTGGAAATCGCAGACTTGATCCGCTCGGCCTTTGCCAGGAGCTCGTCGTACTTCTTCTGCCGGGCCTCGACGGCCTCAACGGCCGAGCGATCCGCCGGCGTGCCGTCGGTGCTCTCGCCAGCCTCTTCGGCCTCGCCCTGCTCGTCGAGCATGCCGAGTTCGGCAAGAGTGGAAGCGAGTTCGTCGAGCAGTTCCTTGACGCGGCTGGCCATGTGCGTGGCTCCTGTGTGCGGTAGGTGGTGACCTATCCGCACCGTAGAGCCAGCCCTGCCACTCCTTGCAGAACGCAGGGCGTGGCGTCAGTACCTAACTAGGTACAGAGCGTCGGCGTATCTCGCACGACTTCACAACGTGCTTGGCCGTTTTGCGGCACGCGGGGCATCGCAGATAGCGAGTGCAGACGCCGCCCTTGTCCACCGACGCATACACGCCGTAGCGTGCCGCTCGGCACTCGCAAACATCACCCGACT